ATTCCAACGCTTTATAGCCTTTTCGCTAGCCTTTTCAGTTGCATATTTAGCACCAGCCTTTTCAGATATGCTAATCATTGCTTTTTCAGCTAACGATCCAACAACACGAATAGCAGGATTCGCACTTGCTAATTGAGGTTTTATGAAACTAAATGGAAAGATTAACGTAAATATAAAAAAGTATATTAATATTTTCTTTTTCATACTGCCTCCTTATAATAAAAAAAGAACTCCGCAAAGGAAGTTCTCTTTGCTCGATTAAGCACGAGCGCCAGTAATACGTTTGAAAATTTTAAAGCCGATACCAATCCCAGCTAGTGCCGCAAACACTGCTCCTGCGATTGGTAAGGCTGAAGTTACCTCACTAAGCATATCTGTTTTAACAGATGTTAATAATTCAGCAATCATAGATTTTCCCTCCATTCTCTAAAAAACTCCTTTCATAAAACCAATAAATTTTTTTATAATAAAACCCATTAATCCAGCACTAATAATTGCAATACCTGCAACAGCAAAAGAAAACTGAATAAATTGGGTTAAACTATCAACATTTTCTAACATGCTACCACCTCGTAGAAATTTCTAGAAAAGACTTATAAGCAAAACACGCAATAATAACAAAAAATATTAACCATGTTCCCTCATACTGCTGATTCTTAATATGTACAGTTTCATCTTTCAACTCTACGATACTAGCATTTAAACTTTCTAAACTGACATTAGAATCAATATTAGAAATAGAATCGTTTAAAGTATCTAATTTCTTTGATATATCATCTTGTGTCTTTTTCATAGACTCGTAACGTTCTAAGGATTCTTTCTTTTCAGATTCAGCTTGTTTTAAAGCTTCCCCTTTGTCGTATTCGAGTTGATCCTTCTCTTGTGCGTCAATTTCTTTTTGTTGCTTCAATTCACTTACTAAATTATTTAATGATTCTATCAATTCTTGAGTGGTAGGATCATCAGTTATATTTAATTCAGTTTCATTTTCCAAAATGCTCCTACCTCTCTTTCATTAAACAATCTTCTGTAAATTGTAATAAGCAACATTGCGATAAGCATTTACACTAGCTTCGCAAGAGAAAACAGAACCTAATTCAAAATCCTTTTCCAACTTATTTAGATAAGATAACTCACTAGTTCTTACTTGTACCATCTTGTCGGCTTCTTCTGAATTTGGTTGGTAAACATCAATTAATAAAGTAGTTTTTTTCTTTCCATCATACTCTGATTCTTTAACAGTTTTTCCCATGAAAACACCAGTTAATTGTACTGTAGCCATTTAGTAAATTCCTCCTATGAATTTAACTTAAAAATACGAACAGGTTTTCGATAGTATGTTTCTTGTTCGATATTAATAATAAAAAAAAAAGGAGAAATTATCAATCTTTTTTACTATTATTTTCTACATAATCTACTATAAATCGTTCGACTATTTTCGACAATTCTTCAGAATTTACTAACTTATCTAATCCATTTGCAATTTCAACTGGTAATGTTATATAAATAGCTTTTTTTACAGGATAATCTTTTTGATAATCATATTTTCTTGGTCTAGGCACTAATCTATACCTCTTTTTCATTAAGAGTTTTCTCCTTAATTTTTTCTTTTAACTATAACAAAAAGAAGCTATCCTTACTGATAACTTCTATTTTTGATTAGATTATCGTATAATCTAAAGAGTTAATAAAGTTAGTCAAACTTTAGTCAATCTGAGAATGTTCGTGCCCTTGAACATTCTTTTTTTCTGCCCTATATCTATTCAACATATTTTCATGTTTTTTCTTTTGTTTTTCTTTCCCCAATTCTATCCACTGCATAATTTTAGCTTGATCATTGTCAAATGCTTCATACAACAAAGCAAAATTAGCTGCTACTGAATTTTCAAACCATCTATTTACTTTTTCTATAGTTGCGTCAGGTGCTACCTGTGTAAGACTAAGTGGCTCTACACCATTTAAGAAATTTAACCAAAATTTTGATATATCCCAACGACCTTTATTTGTATCGTTCTTCTTAGGGTCTAAAAACAAAACATAATTTCTTAAAATCCCCTGAACTTCTTGCCCTATATTATGTATATTTTGAACTAATTCATAAACAGCTTGTAATGCTCTTTTATCCCTCATTTGTATTTCTGTTCTATTCCAAACTTCTACCCCCTCTATAATTTCCATACCTTTTGATATTCTTTCTCCCAACTTATCATATATTCTAACTTGAATATCAGACTTTGCAGAACCAAAATAAATTGTAGTACCTGATGTAGAACCATCATTCAACTCTACATCTTCCATAATTCTAGCTTTTCTAAATCTAGAACGAACATGACCCTTCTTTATTTTGTTTATTAGCTTAGTAAATGTAAAATACCCTTTAAAATCATCTACAGCAATATCAAAACGAGTAATATTAATATCTAACATCAATATCAATTCTAATAAAGTAAGCCAGTCATATTTACCGAATTGCTCCAATTCCCTACATCCTTGACCTGTAATTTCCAAATGATAAAGAGTATCTTCTTTATAAGAATAATAGATTGATATATGACCAAATCTTAAATGGTTAGAAAACCCATATTTACCATTTTCAAATTCTACAAAATCATCAAAATTCAACCCTAAAAGGTCAATAATGTTTTGTGCAGAATGCACATTTTTAAAAGTGACTTGAAGCCAGTCCACACAAGCCCTAAGACCAGTTTGGACGGTATTTTCTACCCCCCTGTTAGAATACGGGGGTAGTACAAGATTTTCGTCTGTTTTCATCTTATTTTCCCCTTAAATAAATTTCCAATTATTAATAAAACCTTGGACTCTGTCCAAACCTGTTTAAGGGAAACTCTTCCCTTAAAAATCCCCAGCAAGGTGAGCCACCTTGGAAGCGTTCCGAACGAATGGTTCGGATGTTTGATAGGCTTATTGGATAGATGCTCTTTTCAAGGCATAAATTCCCTTCGGTCAGACATTTATACTTGAAAAGTCAGTTTGTTTATTTCTTCTTTTGCAACCATAGAGAAAACTATTAAAATTCTTGTTCATTTTTATAATCACTTAACACAAAACTAATTAAAGCATTTATAGATATACCTTTCTTTTCAGCTTCTTCTTTTAACCACTCATATAACTCTTCTGTTAACCTAAGCGAAAACTTTGTTTTAGTCATTTTTTTAACCTCCTTCAAGATAATATGATTATAACATCATTATGACGTCATTATCAAGTCGTTTATCCCAAAAGTTTTTCTATTGTTTGAAAAATAATCAAACCAATAATAGTTAATAGATTTTCAAAAAACTCAAGCATAAGGTTTGCCTCCCATTTTCAAGGTTAAAAGTAAATGCGCCTTGTGTGTGTCGGGGTCCCCAGCTGGCGCCACCCCACCCACACACAAAAAGGGCGCATTTAGTTTTTACTGACTTGACTAATAATGTCATCACCAAAACCAAACAATGCTTTTGTATCATATCTTTCAGCAACTTTTTTCTTATATACACATAAAGATAAAGAACCTCTGCTATACCTTGCATTCGTTCCATTCCAATAGCTTACAGCCGCAAATAAAGTGAATGGCAGCAGTTTGAAAAATGCCCAGTTATTTAACTTCCTATGTGTTGTTTCATATTCGCACAAACTACGAATCTGCCTATCTAACATGCGCGCATCTTGTGTAATAAAAATAACATCATAACCAAATTTTCTAGATTGAGTTAGAAACTGTATCCAGTCCTTTCTGTTGTTACGTTGCCAATCACGACTATTAAAAGGAATACTAGCTTCATCAAAAATTAACAACACGCTACTTTCTTTTTCATCCCATCCCATTTCTACCGATTTTTTTATAAGATATTCAGGAGTTAATCCATCATTATCTTGATAAATCCAACGACTCTTAACATAAGGATTTTTAATCTTCTTACCGATAAAAGGTAACTTGCTAATAAATTTCTTTTTCTTTGTAATAGGAAAATTTGCAACTACCCACCGTTTCCCTGCGGGTGCTTCAGCAATTGATACCGCCTTATCTACAGCATGATAACTTTTCCCCGAACCTACAAAACCCGTATATAAAGATATTGCCACGAATATCAAACTCCTTACTGAATCATTTTTATAAGTCTTAACAACCATCTAATACCGTAATAAATTAAAAATGCAGATGTTAATGCAGTAAAATGGATAAACATATCACCAGCAGGAAATATCAATCCAATTAAACGTCCAAATGGTCCCCAATTAAAACCATCAAAAGTAAAAGGTGATTGCGGCAATAGACCAAACAATCCTGTTACTATATCAACCAATAAATCTATTAAAAAATTTATAGCATCATATATTAATTCCATTAACTTGCACCACCTAACAACTTACGGACAGCATATATAAATCCAATATCAAAAATAATTAAGATAAATGTTCTTATATACTTAAACCAATCTAGAAACATCTCAGGAACTGTAAAAGTAATTGGAGTAGATTCCTTATAAGCATTCCAAGTGAATTCTATCGGACCAGTTTGCTCGTCTATGCTTCCAAAAGTGGCATCTAAACCTTTAGCTATATCCCAAGGCAAACTAAACGGAAAAGCCGTTGTAAAAGCCATAGGAATAGCTTTTAATTTTGGCCAATTAATCTTTTTAACAGGATTACCATTACTTCCATCACCATCCCCATTTCCATCACCATCTCCCGGCTCTGTTGGTGTTTCCGTTCCCGGGTCTGTTCCCGGATCTGTTGGTGTTTCTGTCCCCGGGTCTGTTCCCGGATCTGTTCCCGGATCTGGAAGAGTATCAGGTAAAGGATCATTCCATTCATAAGGTGTTTCTTTATATGGACTATCATCAACTTCTAAAGGCTCACCAGGAGCAGTCTCTTTTATTGGAACAACGATAGGAACACCTTCAGGAAAGGCATGTTCAACTTCTTTTACTATTTCTTCTTTTCGCTGCGGATCAGCTTCTCTATATTCCCTAACAAAGTCAGGTACTTCTAAAGGTGATGACCAACCAAAAGGAACTTCTTCAACAATTGGAGGTGCTTCATAATCACCTAAAATATTCCAAATAGTCTTAGGGACACTAACTGTATGTGTCTCAGTATAATTATTATTATTAATAGCTTTAACATAAACAGAAACACTAGTATTATATTCTTTGTAACTCATCGTAGTAGGATAACTAAAATAGTAAGAACCATACCCACTCAATTTGTAAGTTAAATCTTCAAAATCATTAACTAAATCAAAACTGCTAGTAAGTGGTTCTTCTTTTGGTATGACTCTAAATCCACGTATACTTTTATATTCAGTCTCAGGCATTTCAAAATTTTCCATAAGTTCTAGCATTCTTTTTTCATTTTCAGCATTTTTTATACTTTCATATACATCTATAGCAATATCTGCACCAGTTAGAAAAAGCGCCCCACCAATCATTATTTTTCCAAACTTCCCAAATCTAGAATCCGTTTCTGGAAAAGGAATAATCTTTGCTTTTTGTATAGGTTCGTTTATATTGTTATAATTAGTCTGTTTTGCTAAATCATTATATAATTCCAT